CCAACGCCTGTTTGTCCTGCTTGTGTAATTGCTGCTCGCTCAATACCTGAGATAGGAGCAACTTGTAATGCAGGAATTCCTGCAGTTCCAAATGCAGGTTGCGCAGCTAATCTTGCAGCTTCATCATATAAAGATAATTTTCTAGCTTCAACACCTGGAGCTTCTCTTTGTACTACAGTAGACTGACCGGACGTTGCGGGAGCACTACTTCCCCCTCCAAAAATAAAACTCATTATTTAATCTCCTTTGTATATAAATATCTTTTTACACCCCAACCTTTTGTTTTTAAAAAAGGTTGCCATCCAGGTCTTGCATGTACTGCAATCCTTTTACAATTATTTTCTTTAGCAACAGCCTCAATCGTTTCAGCTAAATCTTCTTGCCATAACTCTCTTTTTTCTCCTTTTAAAAGTATTACTTCACACTGATTAAAATTAGGAAGAGCCGTGATTCGTGTTACACAAACACCAAATACTTTATACTGTTCACCATCGTCTGATCCAAACATCATAAATAATTTAAGTTTGTCTAATATAATAAGCTTTTTAAGTTCTTCGATACTCATCGGATCACCATCATATTTTAATCCTTCTCTCAACATAAAATCAACCAATGGCCAATATTCAACTACTGAAGGTGAAAATATTTGTAGCACGTCTACTTGTTTTTCTATTTTAATTTTCTTTGCTTCCATCGACTAAATCATAAATTCTTTTTAATTGTTTTTGCTGATTATAAAAAAAATCAGCCCCCGCTTTTCTCATACCTTTAAAACTTTTTGGATCTGCCCCAGATAATATACCTGCACCCAATACTGCATCAGCTCTCGATACAAACTCACCATCAGCTAATTGTGCTAACATGGTGTCTTCATCTTTGTTTCCAGCTCCAGCTCCATCTTCTACGTAACCTTCTGCTCTTACATAATTATTAACATCATTTTCATTGTGATCTATTTTTGATGGTAGGTAATTTACACCACCTTGATTGAATTTTTTGACCATTTCAGCTAGTCCACCTTGATAAGCATAAAACATGTTAGATCCTGTTACTTCTGATCTAGTAGGAAATGGTATACTGTTAGGTTCAAAGCCTCCTGCTAATTTACCTCTTTGTTCATCATAAGCTTTTCTATAATCTTCTTCAGTGAACATTGGTTTAACTTCTTCTTCTTCTTGAAGTAATGGTAACACTGTTGAAGCTATTAAAGCACTTTCAAATGGTTTTTCTTTTGCTTTTTGTAATAACGCACTTAAACCTTTTTTCTCTACAGCTTTTGGTACAACATTTAAACCAGATAATTCTCCACCTCTAGATTTAATTGCTCTTCCGAACTTATCTACACCTATTTCTGTTCCTGCTGGCATGTTTGCTTTATTTAAAAAACTTGTCCCTAAATTACCTTGAGGCATTGCTGCAGCTGATTGACCAAAACCTAATGATGATAATGGTGCCTTTCCTGCAAACATAGAACCAATAGATGATTGAGGAGCTAATGAACCCACAGCGTAGGCACCCCCACCTACAATTGCAGCACTCGCTAAGGCTGTTTTAGTTGATTTTCCTCTAAGTTTTTGTATGCCAAATGTGGCTAAAGCTAATGTAAATGGATCCATATACTATTTTCCTAATAATAAAGTATATTACCATTTTATTTACGTGCTATCAACTCATCGTAAAATTTGCCTTGATATTGATGCTCACCAATGTGTGCAATAGAATCGTTAATGTAAGCATGACATTTACCACCTAATTTTGTCCATAATTGACAAAAGGAAAAATCTTCACCTAGAAATATTTTTTCCACTGGATCATGTGTTGTATCGAAAAAATTCCACATATTAGGCTTATCTACATATTCACCATTTATAATTGTTTTTTGCACTATTTTTTTATCTGGATATTTATCAATCATTTTTTCAATTACATTTCTTCTTATTAACATGCAGCCAGTTGGAGCATCTGTTACCTCCATTATTCCATTATCTACATTAATATTTTTATCATCTGGTACTTTCATGGGGTAAGTATGCAAAGCTCTTCTTATATCATCAGGTGTTTTTATTTTCCCTTGTTGCATTTTTCTAAATGCTTTATCCCACATTAAGGTTTTTAAAGGATAAGGCACACCAATAATATCTTTGTCTGCCTTAAGCATCGCAAATACAGATTTGGCTTGAAAATAAATATCTGAATCAATAAACAATAAATGAGTTGCTTTAGATCCCAAAAATCCTGAAACACATAAGTTTCTCCCTTGTGTTACCAAAGAAGATTTTACTAAATGAAATGATACTTTTATTTTTTCGACAAAACACGCTTGTTGAAATTCTAATAAAGCCTGTGTGTAATGCATTGATACATCACTATGCACTGGTGAAGCTACAAACAGTTCATGAGGGGATTGCTCATTTTCTGGTTTAAATTCGGCATTGTCCGTTTTCCACATGGGTTTAATTTTTTTCCTAAAATCAACTACACGTGGCATTGGTTTAACATTAGCTTCTTTTAATGTTTGATAGGTATCTTCGTTAATGTAAGTTTTACTTTCGCTCATTTACTGCTCCTCTTAAAAAGCTTTCCCATTCTTGACCTTTCTTTTTCCAATTGTAAAATCTTTTGTAAAATTCTTGTTGGTTTTCTAAATGATTTTGTATGTAGTCTTCATGTAAATAGTTAGCAGCTACTTGAATCGCTCCTGCAGTATCCAAAGCCATTTGTTCGTAATTTTCTGTGTAGTTTATATAAACAGGCCATTCAGAACAAGTTTCATACAAAGCACCGTAATTATTTGTTATTACATGAACTCCTGAAGCTAATGCTTCCATAGCAGATACACAAGATGTTTCTTCAAACGTAGATGGATAAACATACAAATCATAGTCTGTCATATGGTCTAAAATATATTCGTTAGGTTTGTACCCGATATAATTTACATTTGGTAATTTTTCAGCTTGTTCGTATAATTCTTTAAATTGATGATCACTTTGTTTTTTAAAATCTTCTCCATAAACCTCACATGATGAATACACATCTAATGTAATATTAGATGTTTTTATTTCTTGCATTGCAAGCAGTAAGACATTTAAACCTCTCCATGGTGTATTATGATGAAGTATTTTTATGGGTTGTCCTTTTTTATAAATTTTTCTTTTAGGAAAATTAACAATTCCATTTTTAATAACCATTGATCTGTCAGTAGGTATATCAAAAAAATACCTAAATTTTTCATAGTTCCAATGTGAATTAAATACATACCAATCATATTCTTTGTGCCTTTCTTTATTACTAAAAAATTCCTGTAGATTTGGTTGATCGTACGAATTCTTTTGCCAAAGAATATTTACTTTGTTTGGATCTATTGGAACTTTACCAGGTACGGAGGTGCATATCTGAACTTGATCTAGTAATTCTTTTGGAACATGCTTATGAAGCATTTCCATTTGTAGCTCAGTGGCTCCTCTGGGTTGCATTATTTTTTGGTTTTAGCACCCATTGATACTCTTGTTACTCTAATTTCTAGATCTTGCCTAAAATCTTCTGGGGTTGTATCTGTATTTGGGTCTAACACATCAGCTTGAAATTCATCCTTATCGGCGTAGACTTTACCTGTTCTTTTATTTTTAATAATTTCTTTAGCCTCAGCTGGTATTTTTGGTATATCATTCATTGGTAAACCTTATGTTTCCTGCTATTGTTATTCTTTCTTTTTCTACACCAAAAAAAGGATAAACGCAATGCATTAATTCAGACGGAAAAATTAAACATTTACCCTCCCATGTTTTATCAACGTCTAAAATATTTGTAACATTTTCTCCATTACTAAAAGTAATAAATTCTATTTTACCGGTGCTATCTGCGTTCGAATCTTTTCCAGGAGATAATTGTTTTTGCATCTCAGAAGTATAAGGTATTTGTACAAAAATAATAAAAGACAAAAGACCATAATGAGCATGCACAGGATTAAATTCAGTTGTTTTTTGAAAATTCACCCACATATCATATAAACAAATTTTTTGTGGTTCAGGAATAAATTTTTTTTTCATTTTATTAAAATGATGATTAAAATAGTCAGTTTTAGACAAATGACTTAACATCCAAGGAGCAATTTTAGGAATGTGATTGTTAAATTTAAATTCGTTTCTTATATTACCTGCTAGATTTTTATTAGCTGGTTTTTCAAAATTTCTTATATTCTCTTTTATATATTTAAAAATTTCTTTTGGAACATCACATTTAAATAACATCAGACACGACCTTGGCCTTTATAACGTTGTTTTTTAGCTCTTCTTTTTTCATGTTTATTTTTATTTTTTTTATGAGCACCTGGTCCACGTTTTTTTGGTTTAGATCTTGGTATAAAATGTGTAAATTTTTGTTTAGCCATTCTCCTGAGATCTGTCTATTAAAGCATAGCTTATTGCACCTTGAATTGTATTGCTACCCGTAGCAGCTTGTACTGTGATTGCATCTCCTGCTTCTAAATTAATACCTTGTGGCGTAGCATTAACTTGTGACTTTGCAGCTAAATCATCTCTAAAAAATTCATACTCTGCGCTTGAATCAGATGAATCGACTAAATTCATATTTACCAAAACAGCTGATGAAGCATCATTGTTTGCGCAGTAAACACTTTTGACTATTACCGTTGCATCGTTTGGACATGTAAACACAGTAGTTTTATTTGTACTTGCTTGTTTAAAACCTTGATTTTTATATCTAATTGTCATGATAAAAACCAATTAAAAGTATCTTGTTCATTTTTTAATTCTTGTTGGTAAGACGTATTTAACTTATCTTTCATTGTCTGTAAAGACTGAGAAACTTGCCTTTGATTTTCCTCTGTATATGTTGGAGTGGGTTCAGGTATTTGTATATCAATTCTAGCCATAGGTCATCTTAACATTAATTTTTTAATGATACCACTCTTTGTATATGTAGGATCTATAAACTCAACACTTGGGTAAATATCAAATGCTATGGAAATTCTTTTGCTATCACTAATGTTTTTATCAGTGTAATGAGGAATATATGAAGGAAATAAAATTAATTTTCCAACCTCATTATCAAGACCTACTGCATTTTTTTTATTTAAAGAAGTATAATAAGTTTTAGTATTATTTTCAGTCGTAGATAAATGACCAGAAATAAACGATAGATGATAATCATCTATACATCTGTGTTGATGAATAGCTATTTGTTTGTTTTTATTTAATACATTATACCAACATTGAATGTAAACACTATCGTATTTAATTTTTTTATAGTTTAAAAAAGACTGTATATTATACACTATAAATTGTTCTAATTTTTGTATCTCACTGTGTTGCGAATTAAGTAAATTAAAATGTTTATATCTAGAAGTTACGCCACCCGCTCCAGTTCCTCCATCACCTAGTTCTGGTTTTTTTAGTAATTCTTTTTCAAATTCTATAAGAAATTTATTTAAAGAATTATAGTTGATTTTTTTATCTAAAGCTTGCCATATCCAAATATTATTATTTATGCCTAAAGGACTTGTTTTATTGTCGTATATATATTCGCTGTACATCTTTAAATAATTCTATTGCGTTAAGCCACCCAGTAATAATGAATTTTTCTTTTGTGTTACTAATTTGTCCTTTATGTGGATGAGTGAAACCTGCTGGCCATATCAACGTTAAGCCTTTTTTACAAGGTGTTGTTAAATTTTGATATGGAAAATGTGTGCCACCGTCTTCTACATCATTTAAATAGGTCATAAATACTAAGACCCGTGTAAAATCTTTTATTCTAAAAGTATTTTCAAAATGTATATTTTTAAATCCTTCGCCTTTTTTGTAACATTGAAAATTATAATTTTCACATATACCAAAATAATTATTAACATCTACAGATTCATATTTTTTTCTATACAAGTTTATGCATTTAGATAGTTCTTCTCTGTATAAATTAATTGGATATTCAAAATCATTAACGCCTATATAAAAATCTTTTGATTTTTTAAAATCTGGATCATACCCACTCATTAGTTTGCCGTCTTCAAATTTATCAAAATTTTCATCTTTAAATTTTAAAAGTACATTACAAACTTTTTCATCAATGAACCAACCACCAATCATTGAACTTTTATAAAAATCAAATTCTTTCATTTATTAACTTAAAGTTTCCACTGAGAACACAACGCTCCTTATCTTCATTTTGTAATACTTCATGAGGTATAAAAGCATCAAAAAAAACTATTTTATTTTTTTCTGGTTTTACAGCTTTTTCAAAATAATTACAATGAGGATAACCTGGATTATAGAACATGGTTTCAGAAGATTTTTCTGTGCAATTTATATACCAAATAAATGAAATATAAGTGTTGTTTTCGTGATGCACATGTAAAGGATGTCTAGAATTATTAGTATATTTTTGACACCAAATATTCATGAGACCCATTTTACTAAAATCTTTACCTAATTCCTTTTTAAAAAAATTTATTATCCAATTTTTATAAGAATCAATAAATATTTTTTTTAAAGACTCATCTTCAAAAAAGAAACTAGAATACATCTCTTCTTTTTTAAAAAATAATTTATCTATTTTATTTAATATTTCCTGATTAGGTGTTAAAAAAGTTTCAGTAATATTACAAGTAATATTAGTTTTTTTTATATTCACTATCCTCGCATACCATCTGGTCTTACATCTGCTCTGAAAGTTCCATATCTCCAATTTTGGTCAGTAGACGTATTAGCTATTTTTAAACTAGCAGCTCTACCTCTAGCACGAGTATCTACTTTGTTAGTAGTGCTTGTAATTGTGAATGGACCTAAAGGAGAGGAAGAAGCACTGTCCGTAGAATAGTTTCTAAGGTTTATTGTAACTTCAGCGTCTCCTGTTAATAATTTAAAATCAGGAATAAATCTTTTCATACTGATAAACATTTCTCCCTCCGATATATTAAAATCACCGGATTGTATGAAAGCAGGAATAGCAGTTTTTACTCCATTAAAGTCTAATTGATTATTTCCTACTTCATGAGCATAATAAGTAGTAGCACCGTTTACACTTGTAACACCTTGTATAATTGGAAAATTAGGTGTTGTTGAATCGTTAAACTGTGTGGCATAAGGATGATCATACAAAGTAGAATCGTGCCAACTTGTTCTATCAAGAGATCCAGTTGTCCAAACGTTCTCTGTGTAATTGTAAGTCACTACTCTATCTATATTTGTGGATCCGTTTTTAGGATAAAACCAACTTACTTCTTCATATAAATGATTTAATCCGGCGTAAATCTGTTCTCCTGAACGATAGTTTAATCCTAAATTATCTCCTTTACTTGTAAATACAAAATCTTCTACTAAACAAGGTAATGATTTTACAGTACCGTCATAAACAAAAAAACCACCTGCTTGACCCATCCACCATACAGCTCCGTTTACATACCTCAATGCATGTTGTCCTATTAAACCGCAATTACTTCCTACTTGTCTTATTGAAAACGTAAAAGGTGGGCCAACAAATTGCATTACATACGCAGACGTATCAGTAAGTATAAGAATATAATCTTTCGCTTTAGCTGCACCTATAATTTTAACACCAGAATCTAATCTAAAAGTTCCTGCTGTATTTATAGACGTTGGGGAATAAGTACCAATAGATTCTTGATCTGAAAACCTAATAAACATTTTGTCTTGTGTCCCGCTAGAACCTATCGTTGTTTCAGTTCCTAACAAAATTAAATGTCTATCCCTCTCTGAAACAATAGACATAACAGATGATGTAGGGGCTCCAGATACTACAGTTGCTCTTGTAGTTAAAGCATTAGGTTGTGCGTTTATTGTATCCCACTCAAATGTTTTTCCATTTTTAATTGTAGCAATTAACTTTTGACCAAAATGATCTAAAGACCATGAAGCGGGATCTAATATAACAGAGCTAGTTATAGATGCATTGCCCCAAGCTGTAAAAAATTCCACGGAAGATCCATCAGCATGTGCAGCTCTAGTGCCAGCTACGTTTCTTGTTATGCCTGTTAAATCATTTCCAGAAATTCCTGTGTATGAAATAAATTCAGCATCAACTTTGATAGTGCCTGACGTTGGAAATCCTGTAACCCCAGATAGTGTTATGGAGGTTCCTGAGCCTCCAGTTCCATTATTATCGTCTTGTAGTGCACCATTGAGAGTGCTTACAACGCCACTTGCTCCTCCCCATGAAGATGTGCCCCATCCATAACCAGAGCTTTGATTAATAGGTCCTATTTTAACATACGGATTTATTGTGGCAGATCCACTTGCACTTACTGACGTTCCAGCATTTGATGCCATAGTAATAGTAAAACTATCTACCAATGCAGTCACTACTTGAAAAGTATTTGTTGTAAAATCTGATGCTACATATCCAGCTCCTGATGGAGGAGTAACTGAAGTAAATGTAAATAAATCACCGTCAGCTAATCCATGAGAAATTTTATTTACTGTTACTGTTGCTGATGCGTTAGTCGTAGTAAAAGTACACCCTGTTTTCGCTGTATCCAAAGGTGTAATATCGTAGAACCCACCTTCATAATAAATTAGTAAGACTTTATTAGTGCCTAATGCTGCATATTTTCTGCCATCTAAATCAGCCCAAACTAACTGTTCCCTTACAGCACCTACTAAAGTTTTATTTGTAATTTGACTCCAACCACCAATTTTTTCTGGTAAACCATATCTAAATCTAACAAAATCACCATCAGTCCATTGACCTTGAGCTCCTGTTGAAGTGACTTGTTTATTAAAACCTGGTGTTATCTGTACGTTTGTTAGAGGCATAGCATATTATACCTTCAACTAGTCTTTACTTCAACATTACCTTTTGTTTCTAATTTTGCTGATGCCTCATCTAAATTAGCTGTAAAATTCATCATTACATGCACCATAGTATTAACAACATGTTTAAATGCTGAACCCTGTAAATGTAATCTTTTAGTTTTTTGCATTGTTTTAATTTCCTCATCATTAAAAACAAAATCTGCACTACCATCAGGTTGTTGTATTATTTTCATTTTGAACTCCATATATTATTCGTTTATCTTTAGCATAATCTTTGTAAGAACCATTCTTATCAACATAGTGTAAAAATGCTTGAATATGATAGTCACCTACAAATTCGTTTCTCCAATGCTCTACATTAGTTCCCCAATATAATGCAGCATCCCCATTTTTTAAATTAATTGGCTCACCATTAATATATATTGGCCAATCAGTTCCGTCACTGTCTATCTGACAAGTAACACTTACTTCACAAGATGGTCTGTCTTTGTGTTTTTTTAAATCTGCTAATTTAGTGTAACATCTCCAAAAAGAGTAAGTTGGTATAAGTTCTAGATTTGATTCTTTTTCAACTTTATGTAGTTTTGTAATCATCAATGATTCCATTAAGTAGTCTGAATATTTACAAGTATCTCCATTTAAATTTTGTTCAAAATCAAAATCTTCAACATTATTCATATGAAACATTTTAGTATAATTTTTTAATAACTTTCTTTCTTCTTCAGTAAGAAAATTTTTAATTATTTTATATTTAAAATCTTTTTTTAAAGTGCCCATATTACTACTGAATATCTTATTCCTTTTTTTATTACATTAACTTTGTGTGGAAAAATAAAATTACTTGGCCAAATAATTAAACGTCCAGGTTTTGGATGGATGATAGTTTCCTCTTTCGTAAATTCATCAAAGAAACACAATTCTCCACCTTCATAATCATTATTAAGTGTAAGTATACCACTCATTGTTCTTGGTATTGTAGCATGATGATCAGTATGAAATTTGTAAAATCCCCCCTTTTCGTATTTTAAAATAGCAATATCTACAACTGATTTAAAATTAGCTTCTTTAAAAATTTCTCTATATTCATTAAATTTTTTTCTAAATACGCTTTCTATTAAATTAAACCAATGCGAATCCGACATTGTTTGATTATATTTATGTAAATGATAACTTTGAGTATTTCTTACAGCTTTAACTTTCTTATAGTCTTTACTGCCTATAGTCAAAGCTTGTTCAAAGTTTAACTGACACGAAAATTTTATTAATTGTGAAATTATAGTTACAGGCAAAACATTATCTACTACTTTTATGTAGTTTTTTATAGACATGCCTTTTTATATACTACTTTAGGGTAAACGTAAAATATGATAGGCAGTCATTCCAGAATCCCTAAGTAATTTTACCAATGAACCTGTTTTAGGATATCCTGTGGTAGGTATTGTAAAAGAATTTAAATCACTTCTAAAAGCAGACCATGTAGGGTCAGTATTATTTTGTAAATACTGATCTATTCTTTCTATGTAAGAGTCTACTGCATTTCTAAAACCAGCTTCATCTGTTAAAATACATATTCTTGGAGGCACTATGTCAGCGTTATCATCTGCAACAATTCCTGTAGTAGCTTCAGTTTCGGTTAAATTATTACTATCATCTAAAGTAAATCCATAAGACTCTTCCTCTGCTCTTGTAAATTGTGTATCTGTTACAATTTTTTCCACAGGGTTCATGTTTTGAATTAAAGGTAGGATTTTATTTTTCTCTGCATCATCTGCAGCGATTCTAAAAAGTGTTTTGTCTACAAAATAAAAGTATGCCATAATTAACTCTCAAAAATTGCAAGTTTACCTGGTTTTCCTGGTCGTCCTGTACTAGAACCTCTACCCGGTCCACCAAGTGCATTGTTGTTGATTATATAAGAAACTGTGCTTGTCCAAGTATCGTTAAAAGATGGGTTGAGGACTCCGTAAGTTTCAAGATTATTTTCATTAGGTCCTGCAGCCCAAGCACTAAGTGGAACAGTCATTGTATTGTAAGAGTCTGGACCTCTAGATCCTGGTTGACTAAAAGGTGTGAAATCAAATGTAGTGTTACTTGCATTTCCTTTACTGCCCGTTGTACTTTGTCTATTTCCTCCTGTACCTCCGTTTGCTTGGTAAGTTTGAATATTTGTACTTCCTCCAGAGCCCCCTTGAGAGCTATTGTTTTGTGCGCCACCGTTTCCACCAGCAGCTACTGAATATGGTTGTGAGTATGGTGCGGATATTGGAACATTATAAAAACCAAATCCGGCTCCTCCTCCACCTCTACCTGAAAAACCATCAGAGGATCCAGCTCCTCCTCCTCCGCCTCCTCCGATATACATACCTAGAGTAGTCGTTCCTGGTTTTGCAGTAAATGTTCCTGAACCAGGTCCATTTACATTTAAAGTAAGATCACTGAAATAAGCAGCTCCTGATGATCCACTTGATGCGGCTGTAATTCTTCCTTGTTGATCAACTGTAATATCAGCTGTTGTGTAAGTACCTGGGGTTACTGCGGTGTCAGCTAGTTTATCTGCAGTTACAGCATCATTTGCAATTTTTGCTGTCGTAACATTTGCATCTGTAATTGAAGCAGTCACTACAGCGTTTGCTGCAAGTTGATCTGCACCTACTGCATCATCAGCAATTTTAGCTTGAGTTACAGCGTCATCAGCAATTTGTGAAGTAGCTATAGTTCCTGTTACATTTGCAGCAGCAACAGTGCCACCTAAAGTATCTAATGAAATTTCGTTTAAATTAGTTCCATCTGAATAAGCTGCATAAATTTTTGCTTGGTCTAAAGTAAAACCTGTTCCTGATGCAGTTTTAATTGTAAGGTTTGTTGGATTTGTTAATCCTGTTGCATCGAAAATATAAAATTTTTCTATTGAATCTGGAATAGTACAAACTGTGCTTGCTGCTATTGTTGCAGTTGCAAATTTAATGACTAAATTTCTTGCGTTTGATAGTGCACCGTCAGACATTGCAAGAGCTAAAGTTGAACCACTTGAAAGTGTAACTTGTTCAAAACCTGCAACGGCTTGTTGTACTAAATTTAAATTTGTGTTTGTTTTATCTCCCCATGTACCAGCGTTTTCACCGGTAGCCATAAGTTCTAGTTTTAGATCACTTGAGTAAGTTGATGCCATAAAAAATTCTCCTTAAATAAATCTATATTACTATATTTATGCCGCCCTATCAACTATGGTCCAAACATTATTTACACCTGGGTTAATTTCAGACCATGCAGTAATATTAGTGTTACCCACAGATGATGTTAATTGTACGCCTGTAACGTCTATATTAGCACTAGCAACAGCTGCCTCCTCACCTAATGATAAAGTCATCTGAACCCCTGTTACGTCATATAAACTTATCTGTTCTACTTGTCCCACAGAACTTGTTAATGAAATACCGGAGACCGATACATCTGCGTTTGCAGTAATTGTTTCCTCTCCCACAGAACTCGTAAATGAAATACCAGAGACCGTTACATCTGCATTAGCACTAACTGTTTCTTGTCCAATATTACTTGTGAGTTGTTGTCCTGTTGCATTTACATTACTATCTGCAGTAACTGTTTCATTACCTATAGATGAAGTAATTTCAGACCCAGTTACAGTTGCGGTTACCCCAATATCTAAAGTGACAGACCCGATCGCTGAATCTAAATTATCATCAATTACATTTACATTTACACTACCACCTGCCTCAATATCCACAGGTCTAACAGAAATAGTCATCTCACTACCCAAAACCGATAATGCTTGTACTTCTCCTACGGATAATGCTGCTTGTATTCCTGTTACACTAATATTTGCATCTCCGGTCATTGTGATTTGACCTGGAGTAGCTGTTAACTGTTGTCCTGTTGGACTTGCGCTAGCACCTGCTGTAATTCCAGCAATCGCACCTACAGATATTGTAGCTGATACAGATCCTGTTTGTACAGAATAAGCATCTCCCCAAACCATTGATCCCCAAGAATCTCTGCCCCATCCTGAGCCCACTAAAAAATTGTCATCAATAGTGACAGAATTTATTGTTGAAGTTATTTGTGAACCCGTTACATTTTGTTGAATACCTAATGCAATATCTTCCTCTGCTAGAGAGAAATTTGCTTGGTTACCTGTGACTGATACTGTAACTGATATACCTGCAATTACGCTTGGACTTGAAAATGTAAGTTGTGATCCTGTTACATTAACATTTGCGTTAGCTTGAGTTGTAGATGTCCCTACAGATGTAGTTGCTGATTGGCCACTGACTGAGACGGTTTCATTAGCAAGGTCTCCCCATTTTGCTGCTCCCCAGGTTTTATTACCCCATCCAATGGCCATATCATTTTAATCCTTATGCTAGTCTTATGATTGCAGCGGAAGTTGTGAACGCAGGAAACTGAATTGTAAATGTTCCAGACGTTGCAGTTTTATCTCCGCCAAAATCTAAAACAGCAACAGCATCAGTAGTGTTTGAACCACCATCAGTTGTTGTGTTGTAGATTAAAGCACCTCTTGCAGTAAGAGTTACACCTACGAATGATAAGTCAGCAAAATCTGTTATAGCCACAGAAGATGAAACTTTTACACCTTGGTTTACTAAAGCTTTACCTCCAGCTGTATATCCAGATGGTGAAGAAACTTCGTTTGCCGTTGCATATCCTGTAGTTGATTTTCCTAAAGTAGCTTGTGATGTAAACATCGCTAACTTGTATGTGTCAGATGATGTATCAAAGTCATGCATTCCTCGTAGTAATTCTTTTTTGAAAGAATCACAAATTGCGTTTGTTGTTATTGCCATAATTATTCTCCTTATAAAATTATTGGTTTGGAGAAGGTGATGGGACTACCACTCTTGGTACACCGTCACTATATTCTCCACGTCTTCTTCTGCCCATTTGTTGTAGAGCAAAATTTTGTACTTCTTCAGTATACTTGGTTTGGTACAGATTGTATAGATTGTCTGGACCTTTTAAAAAACTATAAGCCTCTGTTAGCACACCATGTAATAACATTGATTCTTGATTTGTAGATAAATAAGTATCTGTAGTGCTTGTAAATTCTGGTGGTGATTTAATGTAGTTTATTTGTACAGTATCTGCATTTGCAGGCGTAGGAGCAACTAAAATTACCGCACCTTGTTGGACATTATCTTCCCAATTAGCGTAATATTTAGGTGTTCCTGTAGTCGAATCATTTGGAGCAAATTCAGAAATAAAACTAGTATCTCTTTTTTCTAAAAAAGTTCTATTATTACTACTATCTATAACTTGAACAGATCTGATTATTATGGCATCACCAGGTAAACTAACATATCTATTGCCTGCAGTAAAATTTGATGTGGCGTATTTTCTTAAATCATCATAATCAACTTTACCTGCAACATCCAATTCAACTGATCTAATAAAATCTTGAATGATTGTATCAGTTAATACATTAGAATCTACTTCAGTGTAATTTCTAACTTGAGTCAAAAAATTGGAAAATGTTACTGCCATTATACTGTTACCGTTACACTTCCCATCGAAGTAGACAATTGTTGTCCTGATACAGATGCCTTAAAACTTGCATCTGCGAATACAGATCCTATGCTAGAAAAAATTGTTCTTCTTCTGTTTTGTATAGATGGATCCTCTGGAACCATGCTATGTATTGTAGTTGTAATTCCATTTGATGTAACACTAAATTCTTGTGTTCTAAAAGCAAAGTCTCCAGGTAATGATAAATTAGCAACACCAACATGTATTCCTCCAGAATCAGAAATAGTTTGATCATTAGTAAATTCTTGAGTTGGTTGTTGAAACTTCATTACTCTAGGATTTTTTAAGGCTATTGCATCTGCTTTATGATGCGGTGGATCTAATTGTGGATGCTTAGGTTCAAACTCTGAGATATGCACTAAAGAACCGTTCCATTCTTTCACCATTTCTTTGTAAGGGTATTCCATACCAGATCTATCAGAAATAGCTTTTGATCTTTTACCTGTTGCAAATGACATTATACTCCGTCTCCAAAATATGTTTGAGGCGAAATATATACTGACGCTCTTTGACCATCTTCATTCAAAGCTCTTAATAACTCATCCTCATATAATTGTTTTAATAATTGAATTCTATCTGGTGCTCGTTTTACAGATAGATAATAAGCAAGACCAGAACACATACATGGTAAAAATCTGTACGCTACATCAGCTTGATTAGAATAAACTCCAGCGTCTTCAATTCTATTGATAGTGTAAAATTTTAAGGTGGTAAAAGTTGTTGCATCTGGTGCAAGGTATAAATTTATTGTTGGTGTAGTTTGTCGATCAACAAAATATTGTGAAGGTTGTCCAGTTTGTAATTTATTAGGTAAAGCTGCGTAAGCTGATCTATCTATTTTTGTTAATGAGAGATCATTTGTGGATGAGGTATTACCTGCTGCATTAGTTGTTGAAATATAAGCCTCTAAAACGTCATTTACGTTACTAGCAACAGAGTATGTTGCAGTTCCAGCTACCAATGTAATTTCATTTAATTGTACTTTCCAAAGATGAATTCCTCTATTGCCCCACTCCGAAAATAAAAGATTTAAACTTCTTCTTGCACTACGTAAGTCTTTTCCGCTGTTAGTTCGCATACCACATCTCTCGTATGCTTCTTCAATAATATCATCGATATTTAAATCGAATGCTGTAGTTCCTGACGTAGCCATAATTCATTACATTAAGTCTTTATAATAATCTAAAGACTTTCCTGGTACTAATTCTTCATCTTGTAAACCCATGCCTGAAGTTCTTGCTGCACCAAAACCTCGCATTTCGCCACCAACTTTTAGTTTAGATAGTTTCATTTTTACAGCTGTCATTTTTGACTTTCTTTTACTTGGTGAGTCTTTTAAATTAGGCATCATTGAACGTAGTTTTGCTTCTTCAACAGGACCAACTTGTGCACCTCTTAATTTTCTAATAGAATCTTTTTCAAAAGATTCTAATTTAAATTTAAAGTCATCTGATTTTTTTAGACCTTCTTTAACGTTTCCTTTAGCCATTGTTCCGTATCTAGCTTTTAACATTTTACCACCCATTTTTCTACCACTAACTCTTTTAAGCATCGCAGCTGGAGATAAAAACTCTAAGGGTTTAGCACCTTTATCTTTCGCTTTTTTCATTAGAGCTAACATTCCAAAACTAGCTTTTAACATTTTACCTTTTTTGGCAAAACCCATTTTTTTGGTTACATCTGGTCTTTCTGCTTTTAATTTTCTTAAGCCCTCACCTTTAGGACCTTCTGGTATTTTTTTCATAGTATCTCCTCCTAATCTCATTTTCAAAAGATCAGCATGTTGTTCTTTTGTTGATTTTTTTTTCAATGTTTTTTTTAATTTTTTTACTTTAGCTTTCTTCTCTGGAGAAAGTGTTGCAACTTTATAAGCAAGATTAGCAGCTTCAAAACCTGCTGTAACTGGTAAAGCTACTCTACTAGCTATTCTTCCAACTTTTTTAAGTGTACCAAATTTTCCAACTTTTTTTGCAGCACTAGGTAACTTAGAAGGAAGTGCTTTCTTCGGATCAAATACTGTTACTGCTTTACTTTTACTCAAAACAGGACCGGTACTTATAGGTGTTTTACCTTTGTATTTTTCTTTTAAAGTTTGTATTAAACCTTTCTGTGCAAAATCGTCAAATTTTTTATAGGCTCTTGTTAAAGATTGGCCAGCTTTAAATAATTTTTCACTCATACTTCAATCATACCACCATAATACTTCTTGGTAAAGGTGCTCACATTTGTTGGTTTACCACCGACCCCTTGAGCCTTACTTCTTTTCCTAGCAACGGCACTCCTCTTTTGAGAGTCTGTCATCCTCGCTGCTTTTGCAGCAGGGACGCATTTTGGATAAGCTCTCTTTCGATCCGCTGCTAATTTTGAACGGCCACAAGGTGCGTAAGAACCATCTTTTCGTTTGCTTCCAATATCCACCCATTTTTGATCGAACCATTTTTTAAGACTCATTAGAATACGCCTTTAAAACCTTTGCCTCGTATCGCTGCTCCCGCTCCTCGTACCTCACCACCTAATACTAAACCTCTTGTAGTCGTATCTATTGTCATTGATCTAGAAGGTTGCATCTTATCTCTCGATTGTGGTTCTCTTATATATTTTTTCTTTTTCTTATCTTTTTTTTCTTTTTCTTTAATTTTTTCTACGGCTATTCCTACGTTAGCTTTAGTAATTTTATCTAATGCGTTTGCTTGTGCTTTGTGTAAACCAGACGCTTTATGAAGAGCCTTTGCTACTTCCTTGACTTTAGCCTCTCCACCTACTTTTTTACCAGCTGGTTTAGGTCCTTTAAAATCTTTTCTCTTAACACCTGAAGGATCTTTAATTTTACCCGCACAAATTTTACTAGCATATGCGTTCGCATATGCGCTGGGGTAAACCGAAAATTTTCGTTTGGCGGCAGCCTTACCTCTTGGGCATAATTTAGTCATGCCAGATTATAACATTTTTAAACTACGCAGTAAACGTCTTGGCTATAGGATTTTTCTTCTTTTTTTTGATTGACAGTAAAACTCTTCTTTTTTTCTCTTTTTCATCTCTAGCACCACGGATTTTTCCCTCTACTTGTTTGGATATTTGTGATCTACCTATTGTCATTTTATCTCCTAATATTTTAATATAATGTTAATTGAGGAACGTGCCTTGTTTTCTTTACAAGAAACACCTTTA